AAGACCCACTTATCCAGTTACAACAAAAAGAGTTGGAAATTAAGGGTGGCGAGTTGCAGCTTAAACAGCAACAACAGCAGATTGACGCAGCTGCTAAGAACGATCAGATTGCTGTTGAGCGGGAACGCATTGCCTCACAAAAAGAGATTGCAACAATGCAGTTGGAAGTTAAATCAGCTAAAGACAGAGCAGATATTGCCTCCAAACAGGACTTAGAATCGCTTCGGATTGGCGCAGAAATAGGCAGGGACAGGGAACAAATGACCCATCAAGCCAATGTTGCTAGGGAAAACAGACAGAATCAACAACCGAAGAAAGGAAATGAATGAATGTACTAGATGTTCTAATACAACAATTAGACGAGAAAGCGCTACAGCTACAAGAGGCTTTAGCTGCAGGTCGGGTGGAAACATTCGAAGAGTACAAAAAAGTGTGTGGTGAGATACGGGGTCTGCTGACCGCACGTGGATATGCATTAGACCTTAAACAAAATATGGAGAACTCGGATGAGTGATTTATCTCAAGCTGTAGATTTATCTCTGCTTTTACATAAAAAAAGCGAAGAAAAGGCAACACAACTGCCTAAACCATCAGGCTACCGCATACTCTGCGCAATTCCTGAAGCAGAAAAAGAGTTTGACAATGGTTTAGCTAAGGCTGATGAAACCATGCGGTACGAAGAACTTCTTACCACTGTGTTGTTTGTAGTGGACTTAGGACCTGATTGCTACGTTGATAAAGATAAGTTCCCCACAGGACCTTGGTGTGAAAAAGGCGATTTTATTCTAGTAAGACCCAACGCAGGTACCAGACTCGTTATTCACAACAAAGAGTTTCGTATCATAAATGATGATTCCGTAGAAGGAGTTGTCGCTGACCCACGTGGAATTAGGAGAAAATAATGGCTGATTTTGACAAAGAAGAATATAAATTTCCAGACGAGATCGAAGCTAAGGGTAAACCCGAAGAAGATGATGGCAGTCTTGATATAAGCATTGAGATTGAAGACGATACCCCTGCACAGGATAGGGGGCAAAAACCCTTACCCAAAGAGTTAGTTGACAAGCTTGAAGTAGATGAGCTGGATAAATATAGCGGAGAAGCTAAAGAAAAACTTGTTGCTATGAAGAAGGTTTGGCACGATGAGCGTCGTAGAGCTGATCAAGCTGAGCGTGAACGGCAAGCTGCTCTGGATACAACTCAAAAACTGTTTGATGAAAATCGTCGTTTAAAGACCACACTGTCTAGTGGGGAGCGTGAGTATTTAGATACGGTTAAAAACGCTAGTGATTTAGAACTCGAAGTAGCTAAGCGGGCCTACAAGGAAGCGTTAGAAGGTGGCGACCCAGATAGGATTGTTGAAACCCAAGAAAAGATGAACAATGCATCTTACAGGGCTAATCAAATAAAAAATTACCGCCCTACTTTACAAGAGCCAGAAAATGAGGTACAAATACCACAAGTGCAAGAACGTCGTGCTACTGCTGATTCCAAAACTCAGGAGTGGACGGAGAAAAACCAGTGGTTTGGCTCTAAAAAAGGCATGACTGCATATGCATTAGGTATACACGAAGAGCTGGCTGACGAATACGGACAGGAATTTGTAGGTACTAATAGATATTATGAGCACATTGACAAAACAATGCGCAAGGTGTTTCCAGACTATTTCGATACAATGGAAGCGCCAGAAGAGCAGCAAAGCGAGCCACAAAAAGCTCAAAGAAAAGCAAGTACGGTAGTCGCTCCTGCAACCCGAAGCACATCCTCCAAACAGGTGAAGCTTAAATTGTCACAACAGGCAATTGCTAAGAAGCTAGGGTTAACAAATGAGCAGTACGTCCGTGAACTTTTAAAACTGGAGTCTTAAAATGACCAAAGATGATAATAGATTGACCCGTGAGTTAGAAACACGTGAAATTGCTGAGCGTCCTAAGCAGTGGATGCCCCCAGAACTTCTCCCAGAACCTGACAAACAGGATGGTTTCGCTTATCGGTGGATTCGTGTTTCAACGCTAAATGCAGCTGACCCCCGCAATATCTCAGCAAAACTGAGAGAAGGTTGGGAGCCTGTAAGCCTTGAAGAACAACCAAAATATAGACTGTTAGCTGCTGGAGATGGAAAGTTTAAAGACAACATCGAAATTGGCGGGTTATTGCTTTGCAAAACTCCAAAAGAGTTTGTTTCTCAACGTAGCGAATACTACGATAAACAGACACGAGCTCAGACGGAAGCTGTAGACAATAATTTAATGCGCCAAAGTGACCCAAGGATGCCGCTCTTCAAAGAGAACAAGTCCACGAGTAGCTTTGGTAAAGGTTCTTAACTTTATTAATGGAGATTTAAATGGCAGCTTATCCTGTTGTTTCAGGCCCGTATGGGTTTAAGCCCGTTAATCTTATCGGTGGTCAAGTTTTCTCTGGTTCGACTCGCAATTTGCCGATCCAGTATAACTATGGCACCGCTATTTATTACGGCGATTTTGTAAAACTAACGACTGGCTATGTAGAAATCTTAGCAAACACTATTTCCAGTAACGTGGCAGTAGGTGTTTTCTTAGGATGCTACTATACCAATCCTACAACTAAACAGCGTCAATATGCGCAATATTACCCCGGCAATGTATTAGCTGGCGATATTACTGCAATTATTTGTGATGACCCAGATACAGTGTTTAAAGCAGCTGTAACTACAAGCGCAAGTTCTACAACAATTGGTTCAGCTTCATCAATCATTGTTGGTCAAAACTTGGCTGGTAATACACTAACTGGAAATGCTACTACTGGAAACTCCAATGGTGCGATTGTTGGTTCAACTCCAGCTACTTCTACTGGTAACTTCCGTATATTGAACTTAGTTCCTGATACTCAAATTAGCTCTTCTGCTACTTATGTGTCTGGTACAGGTACAACTACACTGACTGTTGCTGGTTTGGCTGTTGGTCAAGTTATTCCAATCGGGACAGATGTATTCAATGTAATTAATGGTCAGTTGCAATTTACTGGCTCTTCAGTTACAACGGCTGCAACTGTGACTTCAGCTACTTCACAAGCGCTAACTGTAATTGCCTCAACAGCAACTATCAGTACGACTTATCCGCTTGCGCTAGTACAAACCCCAGAGGTACTCGTAAAGATTACTTTTGGTGCCCACCGCTACTATGTAGCTTAATCTAGGAGATATTAAATGGCTATTTCACGTGCACAACTATTGAAAGAGTTGCTCCCCGGATTGAATGCATTGTTCGGTTTAGAGTACGCTCGCTACGGTGAAGAACACAAAGAGATTTATGAAACTGAAACCTCTGAGCGTTCTTTTGAAGAAGAAACAAAACTGTCTGGATTCTCAGCTGCTCCTGTTAAAAACGAAGGTTCCGCCATCGCTTATGACAATGCGCAAGAAGCTTGGACAGCTCGCTACAACCACGAAACTATTGCCCTTGGCTTTAGCTTGACTGAAGAAGCAATCGAAGATAACCTCTACGACAGCCTATCAGCTCGCTATACTAAAGGTCTAGCTCGTGCGATGTCCTACACTAAGCAGGTTAAAGCTGCTGCTGTAATTAACAACGGATTCTCTGCCGCTTATCCCGGTGGTGATGGTGTTGCTTTATTCAGCACATCTCATCCGCTTATTAATGGCTCAACTAACGGCAACACTCCTACTGTCGCAGCTGACTTGAATGAAACTTCGTTGGAAAACGCAGTTATTCAAATCGCAGCTTGGACTGATGAGCGTGGTTTGTTAATCGCTGCTAAACCTCGTAAATTAATTGTACCTCCTGCACTACAGTTCGTAGCTACTCGTTTGTTAGAGACTGAACTGCGTGTTGGTACAACTGATAACGACATCAATGCGTTGAAGAACAATGGTTCTATTCCTGAAGGTTACACCATTAACCACTTCCTAACTGATACAAACGGTTGGTATTTGTGTACTGATGTACCTAACGGTATGAAGCATTTTATTCGTACCCCATTGAGCAACTCTATGGACGGCGACTTTGATACTGGTAACGTACGTTACAAGTCTCGTGAGCGTTATTCATTTGGTTGGTCAGACCCATTAGGTATGTACGGTAGCCCCGGCGCTTAATGGTTTTATGAAGACCCCGCTCAAAAGGCGGGGTTTTTTATTAAATATGTTGCACAATTTGTAAAATGTAGTATGATTAATTATCTGGGTAATTCCAGCTTATTAAACTGCCCCAGCAGACGATATACCGATTAGTAAGCTTAACTTGTATATAGGAGAATCCTCATGGGTTTAGCTTCGCACTTAGGTCCTTGGTTATTAGGTACCGTTAAAAACACTACTGGCTCAACAGCTGGAACACTACGCAATATGGGCGCTACTTTAGTTGCTCAATCTGTTGCCATTGCCTACACAGACATTACTGCTGGAACATACGCATTTACATTGCCAGCTGGTTCACAAATTATAGATGCTACGTTTAATACGACTGTTGCTTACGCAACTACGACGCCCACATACGTTTTACAAGTAAATGGCACGGCAATTAACACCGCAGCTAACGGTAGCGTATTTACTAACACAGGTATTGTTAACTTGTTGCTTGGTAATAACAACGCAGCTGGCGCAGTGCTATGTTCTAACGTAGGCTCAACCGATGCGGTAATTACATTTACTCAAGCTAACGTAACAGCTACTTCTGGTGCTGGTTTCTTAACTTTAAGATATGTTGTTAAGCAAGCAGACGGTACATACGTTCCATCAGCACAACAGGCTTAATTAATCTGGGGGTTCGCCCCCTTTAACT